AGCTTGATGCAGAGCGAGATCGCAAATCTGATGTTATTTTGCAGCTTATTGCTGACGAGGCTTTCAAAGGAAATGTTTACACCGGCAATCAGTTTGCTGAAAGGTTTGAAAACGCCGCAGGGCTTGGTGGCAAAACTGCAATTAATGACAGAATTTCCGTTTTAACCACCAAAGGTCACATAAAATTTACCCGCAACTGGTCAGAATTTTTGCTGCAAAAAACCAAGTCAAAGCTTGGTTTGCTCTGCGTTGAGGGAATGATTTACAAAGGAATTGATGGCACAGAAAAATTGATACTGCCAACCCATTACAAATGCGCCAAAACTGGCGCTCTTCTTCCGGTAGAAAATTCATCGGTTTGGATTCTTCAAAATGAGGAGATTCAGATATGAAAAAAACCAACAAAAAATTCAAGTTTCCAAGTTTCCAAATCAAGTTTTCGCAATTCCGAAAACTTACACACCAGCCTTACTTACGCCTAAGTTTCCGCCAAGTTTTCAAAAACCATCCGAAAACTTCATTTTTGAAAAACAGCAAAAATCTCGCAAGCCTTGATAGAATTGATTGCAGGCAAGTTTCCAAGTTTTCGGAAAAGTTGCAAAAAAAATTTCAAGTTTTCGGCGGCGCAAACTTCCTCTGCTATTGGGTTCGTGGTAGATTTCCAAGTTTCCAGACTTCACCCCCTCCATTACATGGAGGGTAAATAACCCTCCATGTATGGAATGGAGGTATCGATTTTTCGCCTCCCCAAATTTTGCACTTTTTTCAACAAAAAATTTAAACAAACATGAACAACAAAAAAATTTTAGCTCTCGATCTTGGCACAAAAACCGGATGGGCAATCAAATCAGAAAATCAAATTACCAGTGGCACAATTGAATTCAAACCAAGCAGATTCGAAGGCGGCGGCATGCGCTATCTTCGTTTCAAAAAATGGCTGGATGAAATCAATCAACTCACAAAAGGCATCAATCGCGTTTATTTTGAAGAAGTAAGGCGGCATATCGGAGTTGATGCAGCTCATGCCTATGGCGGCTTCTTAGCTTATCTGACAAGTTGGTGTGAAGAAAATAAAATTCCTTACCTAGGCATTCCTGTTGGCACGATCAAAAAGCATATCACCAAAAAAGGTAATTCTGGCAAATCCCAAATCATGATCGAGGTAAAAAAACTCGGTTTTAATCCATTTGATGACAACGAAGCGGACGCTCTGGCGCTGCTTGATTTGGTGATCAAAAAAAATGATGGGGGTTTGTTATGACTGAAAAAAATCCACTCAAATGCAATTTGGGACGCATGCAACCAAAGCAAATTGATGCTGAAAAAATCAAACGCGAGGCTTTCAAAAATGACGGAATTTTGGTCATCAAAGTTGATGATGAAAGATTGAGCTGGCCTGAAAAAGAGCTAATCAAGCAGATTGGCGATAAAATTTACAAAAATTCAAAAGGAGAAAAAAATGCAAAATAACGAAAAAATCTGGACTGAAGAATTGGTAATTCGTGCTTTTGAAGAAGCCATTAGAACCATGAGAAAACTGCCATCAGCAAAGCTACGCGATTATTTCACAAGCTGGCCGCAAGTCATCTACAGCGAAATTGAAATTATTCGCATGGATCAAAAACCAAAAAAATGGCCAGCAACACCGGAGAGCATTTCGCGAATGGAAAAAGTTTGTCAGTGGATTTTGTTTTTGAAAGAAGTTGAAGAGCGCAAGATCATCTGGCTTCGCGCGGCGCGCACTCCATGGAAATTGGTTTGTGGTGAGTTTGGCATTTCAAGAGCAACTGCCAATCGAAAATGGAAAAATGCTATACGACTGATTACTCTCCAGCTAGACTGAACTAGTTTGTTTTTGATGAGACAAAAAAGCGTTAGACATTTGAGACAAAATCGGGGTTAATGTTTAGCAATAGTCGAAAACTGTGTCTGAAGAAATTCACTTAAAAAAATGGCAATTATTAGCCTTCAAATTAAGAGCAAGGCAAGTGATGAACTTGCCGCTCTTGCAACAAAACATATCCCCTTTGCAGTTGCAAAAACACTGACGCAAATCGCGCAGCAAAGTCAGGCGGAAGTTAGAAAAAATATCCGCGAAAAATTTTTTATTAGAAAAAAGTCTGGCGGATTTGAAAGTTCAATTCGCATTAAAACGGCAACAAAAACAAAATTAACCGTCGAGGTTTATACAATGGCTGCCTTTGCAGCGTTGCAGCAAACTGGCGGTGTTAAAAAAGCAAAAGATGGACGGCTTGCAATCCCCTCTTATCAAGCAATTAGTCAAGTTAAGAAGAGGAGCGATTCAAACAGTCCATCGTCTTACCTCGCGGGCGATGCGTTTAAAATTAAAACAAAATCAGGTGCAGAAGCTATTGCGAGTCGCAAAGGTAAGGAATTAAAAATCCTCTTCTTCTTGCGTAAGAGCGCTGAAATCGACAAGAGATTGGATATGATTGAGATAACAACAAAAACTGTTAAAGATCGCTTTGACGCGCAGCTAAAGGGCAATATGAGCGAGCTATTAAATCAAAAGGTACTGTGACGCACCTCGCACCGCGGGTAACGCGCGACCGCGGCGCTTTTCTACCGACAGAAATTTTAAAAGGGTGCGCAGTTAGTGCGCATTTTTAAATTAGAACCAATAAACAAAAGCATTCTAAGGTTGCGCACCTGAAGCAATTTAGGTGCGCATTTTTTTTGCGTGAAATTTTTACGAAAGATTAAGTGTGGATTTATCTACCTTCAGAATTTTATCCCTCTGCTCAGGAGTTGGAGGCATCGAGCTTGGATTTAAGCTCGCAGAGCCAAATGCTCGAACAGTTTGTTATGTCGAGATCGAAGCCTTTGCGTGCGAGATCTTGGCTCGCCGCATGGAAGAAAAAAGATTGGATCAAGCGCCTATTTGGACGAATCTTAAAACCTTCGATGGCCGACCTTGGCGCGGCAAAGTGGATTGCATCACTGGCGGATATCCCTGCCAGCCGTTTAGTGTTGCTGGAAAAAAACTTGGACGCAATGACCCAAGACATCTCTGGCCAGACATCAAGCGACTCATCACAGAAATTGAGCCGCCAATCTGCTTCTTTGAAAATGTGTCCAACCATTTACGAGTTGGATTTGAAGAAGTCGCAAATGACCTACGGGCAATGGGTTATCAAATTAAGGCAGGCTTGTTTACAGCGGCAGAAGTTGGCGCTCCTCACAAGAGAGAAAGATTATTCATCTTGGCCTACCGTGATAGTTTCGGATCACCTTTGCAATCCGACAGAAACGCCGCAGCGCTGGAAAGAAAGAGCGCAGGAGAAGAAAGCGGAAGGAATAAATTTACACAAGCCACTCAGGATTGTGGCTCAGGAAACATGGCCGACAGTGGTTTTAGCAGATGCATCGATGGGAGCGATAATATCTTCAAACGATACTTACAAAAAAACCTCAACGGGAAGATTAAGGAAAATGAACAAGAATGGCAAAGACGGCTCATTGGGTCTTGCGAGAACAGTGAAAATGATGGACTCGCAAAAACAAAATTGGCCGACAGTCAGAACATCGTCTGCCAATGGTGCGAGCAGCAAAGAAGTGGAAGCGGGAAATCCGAAACAAAGGCTGGAAGTGATGATAACGAACTGGGCAACGCCAACAACGAGAGATTGGAAAGATACTGCCAATGCCAATGTTCCAACCAACTCCCTGCTTGGCCGCCAAGCCCCTCGCTCTATGATAAATGGGACGCAGTCCCAAATCACCTTAAACCCGCGCTTCACCGAATGGCTGATGGGCTGGCCGATCGGGTGGACGCAGTTCGAGCTTGCGGAAACGGAGTGGTTCCGCTGGTTGCAGCTTATGCGTGGCGAACTCTTACGAATGGAATGCAACTTACAAAAAACAATTAACTGATATGGATGATTTTGCACCAAAAATGGCGGATCACATCGAGCTTAAAAAAGTCGATGAGTTGATTCCTTACGGCAAAAATGCGCGACTTCACTCAGAGGCGCAAGTTGCTCAAATTGCCGCCAGCATCATTGAATTTGGTTTTACAAATCCGGTTTTGATTGATGGTGAAAAAGGAATTATTGCAGGTCACGGAAGATTGATGGCGGCAAAGAAATTGGGCTTAAAAGAAGTTCCAGTTGTTGTTCTTGATCACCTAAGCGAAACGCAAAAGAAGGCTTACATCATCGCTGACAACAAACTTGCAGAAAATGCCGGATGGGATGAAGAGATTTTGGCAAGCGAATTGGCGGATTTAAAAAATGAGGATTTTAACCTCGATCTGATTGGCTTTGAAGATCAAGAACTCGAAAAGATTTTTGCCAATCTTTACGAAAAAGAAAATGAGCAAGAAACAGAAGAAATTCCTGAACCTGAAGAAAAGCCAATCTCAAAATCAGGTGATGTTTGGATTCTAGGAAAGCACAAATTGATTTGTGGAGATTCCACTGATCAGAAAACTTACCAAGCCCTTCTTGGTGATGAACTTACCGACATGCTTTTCACTGATCCACCTTATAACGTGGATTACGGCAACACCATGAAAGACAAAGCTAGAGGCAATAACAAAAAAATCCTCAACGACAATCTTGGTGAAAATTTTGAAAAGTTCCTTTTCGATTTTTGCAAAAACGCTTTAGAGGTAACCAAAGGTGCGTGTTATGTCTGCATGAGTTCTTCAGAGTTGCACACTTTGCAAAAAGCCTTCACAGACGCTGGGGGCAAATGGTCAACTTTCATCATCTGGGCAAAAAATCATTTCACGCTCGGTAGATCAGATTATCAGCGACAATACGAACCAATCCTCTACGGATGGAAACAAAGCAATTATCATTACTGGTGCGGCGATAGAAACCAAGGCGATGTTTGGTATTACAACAAGCCACACAAAAGCGACCTTCACCCAACAATGAAACCAGTTGAGCTTTGTAAGCGCGCAATTCTCAACTCAAGCAAAACCGATGATATTATTTTAGATTGTTTTGGCGGCTCCGGCTCAACGCTGATTGCTTCTGAGCAAACCAATCGCAGATGCAGAATGATTGAGCTCGACCCAAAATATGTCGATGTGATCGTAAAAAGGTGGCAAAATTTAACTGGCGTCAACGCAATCCTTTTTGAAACTGGCCAAAGCTTTAATGAAATTTTTAAGAGAGAAAATGACGGAAAATCTGAATAAAGAAGAACTAAAAAACAGAGCAAAAGAGATGTTAGAAAAACACGGAAAAAGTGCGGTGGATATTGCAAAAAGAAAAGCTGATGCCTTTAAAAATGAATGTCGCGAAAAAGATTCTGCCCTAATGCTTCTAAGCGAAGTTGAGAAGTTGGCTGACAATCTTGCTTAATAAGGAATATAAAGCTCTTCAAGTGATTTGCAGATATTTTGGCAAATTTTGTAAGCCTCTTTATTCCAAGATTTAACGGCATTTTTTTGGTTGTTTAAAAATTCTTTGAGTGATGACTCAACCAAAATTCTAACATCGCAGTCATTACCAAATTTTGCTTTTTCTGCTTCGATAAGATCAAAAAGATCGTCATCGCCAAGCAGGCTATAAAGCTTGTCTTTAGCAACTTTTGGTGACAAAGGTTTTGCCACCAATTTTTGTAATTCTTTAGCTTGTTTAACAGTTTGCGGTAATGCCCAAACTCCCATTACGACCTCCTTTATTTTGATAAATGAACAATTTCCATGACATTTTTCATGTCTTCGAGTTGCTTTAATTTTTGAGGCATTGAAAGCAATCCACCGATAACGGCATTAAGATTCGATTCGTCAGAATTTTCTTTGTCTGCTAAATATTGCTTTGCGTCATCAATGTTTTTAGCGATGTTTTTTTAACTTGCTGCATTACTTCAAGATTTGAGTTAAACAGCTCTTTTTTTAGTTTATTTGTGATCATATAGATTCGTTATTATTGTTAATATTAAACGCCTCTTGAGGGCTTGTATAATATAGCTCTGCTAGTGATTACTAGCAAGTCAATTAGAGCAATTTTTTAATCTTTTTTTGGCAATTTATAAACTCGATTTCCACCGGCAATTTTATCGTTAATAATGCCAAGATTTTGATTTTTATTTAAGCGCGAAATTACCGATCTGGCGGTGTGTGATTGCCATTTTAAATTTTCACAAATTTGTTTGAGACTAACTCCTTCTTCAGATGATTTTATCATCTCAATTAATTGAGAGTTTTTAGTGGCAGATTTAGTGATTTCGATTTTTTGAATCGGCACTTCTTTAACCGGATTTTCTTTAGCTTTAGTAAGCGTTTTTTTGATTACTTTTTTAACAGCTGGTTTTGAAATTTTTTTAGGCATATTTTCCTTATATTTAAAATTGATAAAAACCTCATAGAGGCTTATCCAGTATGGCTTGCGCGATGAACACTATCAAGTCAATTAAGATGATTTTTTAAACAATTTTTAAAAAAGTTTTGAAGTACCAAAACGATGTTGAATAACAATGGAACTTTCGATCAGAGGCTATGCCAGACATCGCGGTGTTGCCGAGTCGGCAGTTAGAAAAGCAATCGCGCAAGGAAGGATTACCAAGGGTAAAAATGGCAAGATAAATCCTAAGTTAGCCGATAAAGAATGGGGTCAAAACAGCGATCCAGCGCAAATAAAGGCGGAAAGCACTTTTGAAACGCCAGATTCTCAAGCAACTTCAATAAGTGGGCCAAGCTATCAGCAAAGCCGTGCGATTAAGGAAGCGTATGGCGCAAAACTGCTGCGATTACAGTTTGAGAAAGAATCAAAAAAACTGATTTCAATTGATGATGTAAAGGTATCGGCATTTAACGCGGCGCGCATGACTAGAGATCGCATTTTAAATATTCCCGATCGCGTAATTCCGCAGCTTGTTGGCAAGACCAACATTTTTGAGATGAAAGAAATTTTAAAAGCCGAACTGATTAAAGCGCTCGAAGAATTATCGAAGGTTAATGATAAACTATGACGACATTTATTTTCAGAATTTCTGCGATGGGCTAAAGCCAGACCCAAATTTTACAGTATCATCATGGGCTGATAATCACCGAATTTTAAGCAGTATTTCATCAGCAGAACCTGGACCGTGGAGAACCGACAGAACGCCATATCTCAAAGAGATTATGGATTGTTTATCGCCTTCGCACCCTTGCGAAAAAGTTGTCTTCATGAAAGGCGCGCAAATTGGCGGAACTGAATGCGGCAATAATTGGATGGGTTTTGTAATCCATCATGCGCCCGGGCCAATGCTGATTGTTAATCCGACAGTTGAGACTGCCAAGCGCACCTCAAAAATGAGGATTGATCCGGCAATAGAAAACTGCCCAGCGCTAAAAGAAAAAATTTCTGATCCAAGATCACGCGATTCTGGCAACACAATTTTGATGAAAGAATTTCCGGGCGGCGTCTTGGTGATGACTGGCGCGAATTCTGCTGTGGGTTTACGCTCAATGCCGATTCGATATTTATTTCTCGATGAAGTTGACGGCTACCCCGACGATGCGGCTGGCGAAGGTGATCCAGTAAATCTTGCGATTCAAAGAACTGCAACATTCAGCAATCGCAAAATTTTTATGATCTCAACACCAACGATCAAAAATTTTAGCAGAATTGAAACTGCATTTTTAGAAGGTGATCAAAGATATTTTTTCGTTCCATGCGTAAATTGCGGCGAGTTTCAAACTCTTAAATGGGCGCAAATAAAATGGCCGAAAGGCAAGCCAGAATCTGCTTATTATGCCTGCGAAAAATGCGGCAGCGTTTGGGAAGATTATCAAAAAGCAGAAATTTTAAAAAATGGAAAATGGGTTGCAACCAATGCTAACAGCAACAGCAAAACAATTTCTTTTCACCTGTCATCACTTTACAGCCCGCATGGCTGGACAAGTTTTGGTGACATAGCGCAGGAATTTTGCGAGGTTCATAAAGACCCGCCAAGACTTCAGGTTTGGACGAATACCAAACTTGCAGAAACTTGGGAAGACATGGCGGGCGAAGTTATTGATCCAACCGGATTAATGAAGCGCCGCGAAAATTTTGGCACCAGATTATTTAAAGATATTGCGATTATTACCGCTGGCGTGGATGTGCAAGATAATCGCCTTGAAATCGAAATTGTTGGCTGGGGATGCGACGAAGAAAGTTGGTCGCTTGATTATCAAGTGATTTACGGCGACCCATCAACACCGCATTTATGGAATGATCTTGATAAAATTCTCGAAACAACTTTTGAACATCAAAGAGAATTGCCGAATTTTCCAATTGCTGCCGTGTGCATTGATAGCGGCGGTCATTATACCGACCATGTTATCAATTACTGCGATGCTAAAAAACATAAAAAAGTTTTTGCCATCAAAGGAAGTTCTTCTGGTGCAGGAGTTCCAATCTGGCCACCTCGCGCCAGTCAAAATAAAAGATTAAAAAAACCAGTTTATGTCATTGGCGTAAATGATGCTAAAGAAACTTTGATGCAAAGGCTTCGCATTGCCAAAGAAGGTGCCGGTTATTGGCACTTTCCAATGGAGCGCGAC